TATCTTCTCTTCTCTTCTCTTCTCTAGCTAACGCACCTGTAACGTTTTCGTAACGCGCATGTACGCTTTTTGTAACGCTAGTTGCGTTACATTGGTTTTCGTCAGAGGCGGGAAAGCCTTTGTTTCTGTGGCTTGCGACGCGTTTTGCGGTTTCCGAACGCTTCTTCGCCGAAACGCCGTTGTGCTTGTGAAAATCGATAATTTGCACGCCTTCAGGATTATCTTCAAGCCATCCAATCGTGATTAAAGCATCTGAAAAACCATCAATTCCTGTCTTTCTATCGATAGATTTTGCGGTCAAACCGGGCAAAATCCCGTCTTCCGTGTGCTGATCTGCGGTCGCCCAGAGCCAGTAAAGACCGCCAATAATGGCCGCTTCACCCTGGTCTGTTAGGTCGCAAATTTTGGAAATTCTTGGGTCATCCCACAAATTTCCGCGCATTTTGATCCAATCGCCAGCCATAAAAAGCCCAAAAAAAAGCCCTAGGCGACACTCTCATCTTGCGATGTTGGCGGACTGGCGCAGCGCCAGCAGAGTGCCGTCTAGGGCTTGCTGCTATGTATCCCCGCCAAGGGATGGAGAATTATTGCACAGCCAATTCAAGGTTATGCTAAATTTATGGTGCGGGTTAGGGTTTTCCCGCACTCCTTTGTGGTGAAGGCATGGAATCCCGGGAGCAAAACTCCCGGGGTTTCACTCAAGATCACCCGTCAATCTCAGCGCCTCATCGACGATGTGTGATGGATACAAGACCCCATCTTTCACAGCATCCAGAACGCGCATAGCCTGCTCATGGCTCATGAGATTTTTTCAACTCGTCCATCACGATAGCGCAGCTGGCCGAATGCGCGGCTTGGAAGCGCGTAGGCGTCCATAGAGCCAGGCCGGGTATAGGATGGCTCAGGCTTGTAGTTTGGGCGGCTGTAAAGCTCGGATTTTTTGGCTTGTTCCATTTCTTTCTCCTTCGTTTTCATTTCGTTTGGCCTTCTGCAAATTTTGACCAAGTGCGGGGAAACAGTTCTTTCACAAGCTGCCCTATCGCGTCTGAGTACTGGCGAATCTCCCACTGTGCGCTCGGGTCGCTTCTCAGGGTCATGAAGGCCAGCCGGTTGCGTAGGTTTGCGCTTGCCCGCATTTTGCTGTATCGGGCGACAGTGATTGGAAGGCGGGCCAGTTCTTTTGTGACGCCAAGAGCCAGCAGGCCAGCATAAGCGCGTTGCGTTGTGTAATACGCACCTAGCATAGCATTCTGTGCATCAACAGCCTTTGACCATGTCATTTGTGTGCCTGTCACCCCCTGCGCCTGCTTATTAGTCGTGGATGTGTTCGCGCCTTCCATGATGCGCTCGATGGTTGGCAAGTAGTGCTCATCCGGTATGGGGATATATCGTGCGCTCATCTCGTTGTAGCTCTGCGTGCGGTGGCGCTGCCATTCGCTGAAGATGAAGAGAGGAGCCTTGACCTCGACCACGATGCCAGCCATCTCGAACGGCGTTGAGTGTTTATGGTCGTACAGATAGGACAGCAAGCGCATATCCGTGTCCCAGCCTTGGAAGCCCTTGTCCGTGGACATACGGGCGGCTTCGATGATTCGCTCGTCAGAGCCCCAGGATTCAATGAATCGTAGGTATCCGTGGTCGAGTAGTTTGATTTCTGCGATTGTTTTCATTTGCTTCCTTTAGGTGAACAGGTACCCTACGCCCACTACAATCAGGCACAGCGCTATCGCCAGTGAAAATACGATCCCCGCAAACAGAACGGCACACATCGCGGAACCTACTGCGCCATCTTCTTTGTACCCTCTGACTGCGCCGACCGCAGCGCCAACCAGCAGGCACACAATGAGCGCTTTGCCTAATAGCACAGTCTCGCCAGATGCCTGGTGCGGATACACCAGCGAAACACAATCCGCGTACTGTCTTGCCTCCGCGATGGTGGCGGTCTGCGCATTGAACGTTGGTAGGTACGCCTTGCAGGCCACCACTTTCGCTTCATGCGATTGTTGATTCGCAGCGGCTGCGTGAACCGACGCGCTGATTGCTAGTGCAGGCGCTGCGCTCATTTCAAAACCTCCTTAATTTCTTCCATCAGTTTTCGTGTTCTGGTGTCGAAGTTTTTTTCATAGTGTGCATAAAAGATAGCGGCAAATGCCTCCCGTAGCAAACGCTCCAGATGGGCACAATGCGCTTCCAGTTCGCATGTCTCGCAGCTTCTTTGCAGGCTGCCGTGTTTGCATGAGATGGTCATTTCAACCCCCTAGTATCCGGCACTCTGGCTCCTTCTGGCCAGTAGTCTGACCACCAAATAGTGTCTGTGCTTAAAGGCGATAAAAACGATGCACGGCGGTTTATGTGCTGTGGAGAATCGGTTTCTAGCACTGGCAGACTCCACACAGAGCCGTTCCACCACCTCCAGTACCATCCCCCCTTAGACGTTGATCCCCAATACCACCCGACACTAGGCGGATTGCCCTTGTACCATTTGATTATTGCCATTTCAAATCTCTCCCGCTTCAACCTGTTTCACCGTCACCTCGAAGCGGAAGCGTGCGCCGTTTTTGGCTTCAATTGCCAAAACACCATCCGGCCCGATCCACCCAAGAATCACATGGCACATTTCGTTCACGACATATCGCTTCTCTGTCCACACGCCAGGGTCTTGTTCGCTCACAGTCCCGATGCATACGCGGTGCGTGTCCGGTTCGAACCCAAATTTGATATCTGCAAGTTTCACTTCAAACCCCTCCGCGCATCCCCAGCGCAATAGCCAGGAACACCCAAAACAGAAACACGCACACCAGGAGGCTAACAACGCCCCAGGCACCAAGCGCCCATAGCGCCCAGATTGGTAGGGTGATGGTCATTTGGTTTCCTTATCAACACGTTTAAATTTAACTACCCACACCCACGGATTAACAGCCCATGATCCCAAGCCGTTGGCGATTTCCCATACCCACCGATACTGCTCAAGTGGTATTGATGAATAGGAAAATCCTTCAGCCTGTGCATCTGCCTCGCTGATGTTCTGCAAGCGCTCCAAGCGCACATCAGTCACCTCCAGCGTGATGCGGCTGGCACAGCGGGGCATATAGATGCTTGGTTTCCATGGACCAAGGCGCTCATCATCTGTCACCTTGTAGGCGTAAATTATCGACTCTGCATATGGCCCCAAGTGTGATTGCCAGTTCTCCCGCACCCAAAGCCGGTCGCCTGGTTCTCCGTAGGGGCAGCGAATTTGGCAATGCAGTCCGTAATCAATCGTCTTGAATGGTGTATTTGGGTTAGTCATTGATCCGAAAAAACTTGGCTGCGGCTTAACCACCCGCCGAGTCTGCGTCTTGCTTCCATCGAGCAAGGCACGCACCATCTTGCCGCTGAAAATAATAGGACGCTCTTTCATTTCATCGCCCTCCCGATTTCAGCAGCGACCCGAACAACGGCACGACATGTTGCCATAACTGCCTTTTCTCCATACATCTCGACGCACTCAGTTGGGTTATTTTCACCAAGCGGGTCAATCTCTCTGTAATGCGTTGCCACTACTGAATGCTTTGGCATAGAGAAAACTGGGTAGTGCATGATGGAAATTCCGCAAAGCACGGCAAGCTCCATCGCATCGCTGTAGTCGGTGAGTGGGGTCCACCCTACCTCACTAAGGGCATCCGCAAATGTTGGCTCTGGAAGTTTCTCTCCAGACCATTGGTCGTAAGGTTGCCATCCAGTGCAGCATGTTTGCTTATCGCCTTCTGGAGACTTTATATTCCAATAGCCATGTTTGCTGCGCCAACCTGTCCAGCCCGCAGCCTTAGCCGCCATATCCAGCAGTTCGCGGTCTGTGGTCATTCTGCCTCCCCTTGTTCAATCTCCGCGCAGATTATGCAGAGATAAGTGGCATAGATTTCACGTTCGGCTGCCCATGCGGCGTCCCTTTCGGCGGCCCATATGGCGGACCATGCGGCTGCCCATGCGGCGTCCCTTGCGGCGGACCATGTGGCGGACCATGTGGCGGACCTTTCGGCTGCCCATGCGGCGTCCCTTTCGGCGTCCCTTTCGGCGGACCATGCGGCTGCCCATGCGGCGGAACTTGCGTCTGCCAATTCATTATCCATAGCTAATCCATTAGCATGCCGTTCAGAGACATCTATGGCATCAATGCTGCGTTTATCTTTCATCAAGTGCTGCACGCTTCGAGCGCACGCAACTGCAAACATCCGCATTTCGCGCTGATATCCATCAACAGCCCGAAGGCACCACAGCGCGTCATCTAATCCATTACTTTCCAGGATGGTAGTTATAGCCAACGGTTCATCGTCAGCTTGTGCTTTCCCTAAGTTCTTGAGAAGTTTCGCCCAGCCACTAATACATGGGCCGTGTCCCCTAATTTTGTTAAGCGTGGTTTTCATGCTGCCTCTCCGGTTACTTTGGCGATGATGTCCTGGACCATTTCAATCCATAAATCTCCAATCGCTGCGTCATTGGTGAATCCCGGGAATGCCTTCAGCGCCTCAAACATCTCAGGCGCAACTGCGATTAGGCGGGCGTCTGCTTCTAAAACACATTTTATGCGTCCGAATAGTATTGGTTTTCCATTTTTCCAAGGATGCGTCATAAGCCATGGAGCTTCATTTTCTGCATCATAAGCCGCTGGATTTCCATCCCATTCCCACGGTCCCGGCGTATGTTTAGTCATTTTGCATCTCCAGTTACTTTAGCCACAACAGTACGCGCCATATCCTGAAACTTTTCCAGCATGTCTGTAGGAGAACCGTACATAGACATGCCTTCGCCTGCAATGGCTTGCAGCACCTCAAACATTTCCGGGGACATGGCGATAAGGCGGGCGCCTGCTTCTGCCTTTGGATTCAAAGAAAACGTGCAGGCAACAGCATATTCTTCAAATCCTATTTTTCCATTGTGAATCCACCAATTTCCATACCCCTCTTCCTGCTCAAAATATGGGGTACCCCACGGCCCCGGCGTGTGCTTACTCATGGTTTTCTCCTTGGAATTTGGCGATAGCAAAACGAACTTTTTCGAGTAAATCTGAAGGTAAATAGTCTTTTGCGATTCCACTTCCAAATCGATGGCATTCAATCAATAAATTCACAAACTTCAAACAATCTGCCCGCCCGCGCTTCAGGCCGAGTGCGTAGGCATGGTCTTGGGAAAGTTTCAAAGCCTCATCGACACTTGCATTCAAGCAGCTCGTTTCCAGTTGCCATTTTTTCGTCAGTTCAGCCAGGTCTTGTTGATTCATTTCAACCACCCCACTAGACCCATAACCACCATCACAGCGGCAGCCGCAACCGACCCAGCCAGGACAACAACGTCCTGCCAGTCCATCTCCCGCGCTTGATCCAGAACCGGGCCACTCTCATAAGGCCCGAACGCCTCCGCCATCGTGCGCGGTGCTCGGCCAGTGTAGCTGCTGTTCCAATATGTCATTTGAATCTCCTTGGTTAATCACAATCCCCAATCACTTCCCAGACTGGGTTTTTAGTGAATGGCTTATCGGTGTGAAAAATAACGGTGCCTCGCGTTGCTTTGTCGGACAGAACATCGCGCAATCGCATCCCTTTTGTGTGTGGCTCGGCCTCTACCCATTCTCGCGGCGCATCATAAATCCGATCCAGCTCAATTCGGATTAGGTCACGGAAATAGAAAAGCTCATTACCTGTTGCCGCGTGGCGATGGCGCTCGATTAAGTGCAGAAATTGGTCTTTTGTCATTTTATTTCCTTGATGCTTTCCAGCCATTCCCTTGCTTGGTCTAATTCCATTTGCCATGCAGCAGTGGATTGCCAAGATGAAATAAATGCTCGGTCTAGTGCTTTTACCAATGCATTTAGGTGGGCAATAGCTTCTGACCCAGTGCGCCCAACTGTTTGTAAGTAATCAATGTGCTCTTGAAGACTCATACTAATGCCCGGATTTCTCCGGGCCCCCTTGGTTTAGATTGCTTGCAGTGCGCTTTCAGGGAAGGCCATCTCCCCGCGTCCAGCCTTGCCAGTGGACGGGTTGTAGGGCTTCACCTGCACCAGATGCTCGCCAGCCACTGTGCGGTAACCCAGCACGATGAAGTGGCCGACCTTTGCTTTTACGATTTGGTTTGTAGTGAACATTTTTAAATCTCCTTGGTGTGTTGCGATGAGAAAATTATGCGCTCAAAATTGGGGGTTTTTTCATGCGCGGCAAAAAATTCTCTAGGTGCTTTCCCTAGGTGATGTGCCGCCAGGTCTGGCCCTGAAGTACCTTCTCCACCGTCCGATGGTGTACACCGAACCGCGCCGCTATGGCTTCATTGCTCAGGTTTTCACGGATGTACTCCAGCAGCTTCTCCCGCTGCAGTTTGGAACTTTTAATGTCCCGTATGTCCTGATTCGTCAGCTTCGACTGTGGCAACTTCTGGCCGCGAACCGGGAACCGTGGGCCGCGCTTCTTGCGTGGCTTCGCCTGGTTAGCATCAGAGATCATCCGCGCCACCATGCGACAAACGCACGACGCACCAAATACCCGCGCACGATGCTCGCCACGGTAAAAATCCCCGTGATCTGCAGGTTATCCCCCATTGTTACTTGGTGCCCATATGCTGGCATCACCACTGCAGTCAGGACAAGCGACACCGCAAAACCAATCGCAATGCCCGCCAGCGTCTCTAGCAGCGAACCGATCTTCGTCTGACTCATTTCCAGCCCTCCATAGCCTTGTGTTTACATAAATCCGACATGCTGCCAGAAAAAAAAAGTGTGTGAATTGGGGTTTACCCTATAGTCAGGCAAGTTTTTTTAGCGTAATGACGACTTTATGGGATAATTGGAGCGTCACACTTCAGGAGCGATGATGCCGTACACTGCAAAACAGCACCGATTATTCGAGGCCGCAGCGCACAATCCGGCCATCGCCCGCAAGTCAGGGATTCCTCGGGCCACAGCGCAGAAGATGGCCAACGAGGGAATTAAAGACGCCCCGAAGAAGCTCGGGGCATTGCTCCGTAAACGATAGGGGGAATCATGGCATTCACTGAAGCACAATTGCAGGCTCAAATCACATCTGATGGCCTGAATGCTCGCGTCACGCAGTTTCTGACGACTGGATCAAATACCGATGTTTTTGTACAAAACATGAACGGAACCACGAGCAAAAAGGCAGGCTGGACGCAAATTCCCCAGTCTAATACAGCGGCTCAGGCGGCTGCTTTAATTCGTACGAATTTGACGCTCAAATAAGTGTAATTGCACGTCAAGTGCATATTTAGCATAATTGCACCTTCATTCTGCTTAACAGCGGGGATATATGGAAAATGCTAAAGAAAATCAAAAATCCAGTTCTTCGGGAAAAAAGGCTGGTCGCCCTCCTGGGTCTTTAAATAAGGCGACTAGGCAATTCCGGGAAACCGTGAATATGCTTCTTGAGGAAAACGCCGACAACGTATCTAAATGGCTGGAAATGGTCGCCTATGGCGATGGTGACCAACTGAAGCCTGACCCAAAAGGCGCACTCGATATCATGTCCAAGTTGGCGGAATACGCAACTCCCAAGCTGGCCCGTCAGGAGCATGTTGGAGATGATGGCAAGGACATTGCAATGACAATCAAATGGGTTGAATGAAGCAAATTGTCATCCCATACAAGCCTCGTGCGGCTTTCATGCCGCTTCACAATCGAAAGCAGCGCTGGGCGGTGGTCGTAGCGCATCGACGCGCAGGGAAAACGGTCGCATGTGTTAATCAATTGATTAAAGAGGCGCTTACATTTAGGGGCAATGATGGGCGCTTCGCTTATGTTGCCCCGTTTTATTCTCAGGCTAAAGCAGTCGCCTGGGATTATGTGAAACGATTCAGCGCGCCAATTCCAGGCATTGCCATCAATGAATCGGAGCTTCGGGTAACTTTTCCTAATGGATGCAGTATCCGATTATTTGGTGCTGATAATGCTGATGCGCTGCGCGGACTCTATTTTGACGGGCTAGTCGCCGATGAATATGGCGATTGGAAGCCTAGCGTATGGGGTTATGTCATTCGTCCTGCTTTGGCTGATAGGCAGGGCTGGGCAATCATTATCGGAACTCCAAAGGGCCGCAATCAATTCTGGGAAATATATGAGCATGCCAGAGTCAATGATGACTGGTTAGCGCTACGAATCCGGGCTAGTGATTCAGGATTATTGCCAGCTTCAGAGCTTGATGCGCTGCGATTGGAGCTCACCGAGGACGCTTGGCGGCAGGAAATGGAGTGCGACTTTGATGCGGCATTGCCTGGCGCTATCTATGGCAAGGAGCTATGGGCGGCTGAGAATGAAGGGCGAGTTAAGCCCAATTTATATGACCCGAGCCTGAAAACCCATGCAGTGCTGGACTTGGGTTGGTCAGACGATACGGCTATTTGGTGGTTCCAGGTTGGCAAAGAGCTACGCCTGATTGACTGCTATTCAACCCATGGCATGCCTATTTCGCATTATCACGAGGTGATGAAAAGCAAGCCATACACATATGGGGATTGGCTTTGGCTTCCACACGATGCTAGGGCTAAGTCGCTTCAGACGGGGCGAAGCATTGAAGAGCAATTCCGTTCACTTGGCTGGAAGCCGCGTATTGTGCCTGAATTGGGGCTAGTGGATGGCATCCAGGCCGCACGCTTGAGCCTGGCTGAAAGCTATTTCGATTCAAAATGCTCAGAGGGAATCGACGCACTCAAGCAATATCAGCGCGAATATGACGAGGAAAAGCGCACATTTAAAGACAAGCCGCGCCATGATTGGACTTCGCATTACAGCGATTGCTTTAGATATGCCTGTCTGATTTGGCGTGAGGAAATGAAGCCAAAGGCCGCAGTACCGCCTAAATTCCCAAATCAGCACACCATTTCTGAGATAATCAGAGACAATGGCAGACGCAGGCGGGAGGAATGATGGATTATGAATCAGGAGCGCTAGAAAAACCAGACGATACAGGTCCTGGCAAGGCTGGAATTGTTCGTCGGTGGCTTCTTGAGTTGAAACTCGCCGATAAACGTGAGGCCGAATGGCGCAAAAAGGGCGAAAAGGTCATGAACCGGTATCGCCAGAAGGAAGTCAAGCGCCATTCCTTCAATATCCTCTGGTCAAACACTGAGACCATGCGCCCTGCTATTTATAACAGCCTGCCCAAGCCTGATGTGCGGCGCAGATATCAGGATGCCGACCCGATTGGTAAAGCGGTTTCTGAAATCTTGGCTCGGTGCCTTGTTTACTCCACTGACACGACTGATTTTGACGCGCATATCCGGGCATCAGTCATTGATATGCTGCTGCCTGGCCGTGGTTTGGCTCGTGTGCGCTATGTCCCGACCTTTCAGCCAATGCAGGAGGCCACAGAGTCCGAACCAATGGCCGAGGAGGCTATGGAGGGCGAAGACGAAGAGCTCGCTTGGGAGCAGGTCGTTATTGAGCATGTGCAGTGGGATGACTTACGCCTGTCTGCTGGTGATGATTGGGGCGCTATCACCTGGGAGGCTTTCCGGCATCGTCTTACCCGCGAGGAATTAGAGGAGCGCTTTGGTGAATTGGGGTCTTTGGTGCCGCTGGATAAAACCAATGACCAGGATGTTGAGAGCGAAAAGGACCCCGAAGTGGCCGACGCTTTCAAGACCGCCGAGGTTTGGGAGATATGGCACAAAGAGAATAAAGAAGTTCTTTTTATCGCTCCAGGCTATAAAGAGTCACCGCTGCTGACTTTGCCCGATCCGCTGAATTTGTCCGGGTTTTGGCCTAATCCAAGGCCGCTTTATGCCTGTGAAGACAGTGGATCGATGATTCCTACGCCTTTGTTCGAGTATTACAAAGAGCAAGCTGACGAATTGGATTCTGTGACCCGCCGGATTAACATCTTGGTCAAGGGCCTGAAGATGCGGGGGATTTATGACTCCACACTGTCAGAATTGTCTGAATTGATGCGAGGTGAGGATAATGACCTTATTCCGGCTAGTAATGTCACGGCTCTATTGGAGCGCGGCGGGCTTGAAAAGGCTATTTGGTTCATGCCTATTGAGCAAGCTGCGAAAGTACTGCAAATCCTCCAGATTCAGCGTGAGAATTCCAAGCAGGTCATTTACGAAATCACTGGTATCTCGGATATTCTTCGTGGCTCTACGAACCCGAATGAGACCCTGGGGGCGCAGCAGATAAAGAGCCAATGGGGAAGTGCTCGATTGAAGCGAATGCAAACGGACTGCGCTAATTTCATTCGTGACTTGCTGCGACTGCAGGCTGAGATCATCGGTGAGCGCTTCCAGCCTGAGACCCTGATGGAGATGACCGGGCTCAAATTCCCTTCGGCTCAAGAGAATCAGCAGGCAATGATGCAGTGGCAGCAGCAGGCGCAAATGGCCCAAATGCAGGGCCAGCAGCCGCCTCCACAGCCTCAATTGCCTCCCTCCTGGGATGACATCATTGGCATCCTACGCAGCGATAAGCAGCGCACATTCAAGATTGACGTGGAGACCGATTCCACGGTGGCCGCGTCCGTTGAGACCGACATGGCCGGAATGAAAGATGTTCTGATGACGCTTTCTCAGGTAATCCAGGGTTTTGTGCCTGCGGTCCAAATGGGCGCTATGCCTGTCGAGGCCATGAAAGAGATCATGTTGGCTATCACCCGCCGCGCCAAGATGGGCAACGCAGTTGAAGATGCCATCGACAAAATAAAGCAGCCGCCTCCACCTCCAGCGCAGCAACAGCCAGTAGATCACTCTCTTGAGATTAAGCGGATGGATCTTCAGCACAGCCAACAGGTCGAGGCCGCGCGCTCGCAAATCGAGCAAATCAAGCTCCAAAACGCACAGCAACTGGAGCAACTGCGAGGCCAGCAGGCTCTTGAGCTTGAGCGCATTAAGCAGCAATTCGCAGTCCAGGCTGAGCAATTCAAACAGCAGGCTGAGACTGAACGCGCTCAAATGAAAGCCCGGATTGATGCTGAAACCAAGCTGCAGATTGCCGGGATGAATGCTCAAGCCGCCGAAAAGCCTGCCGTTAATATGGACACTGGCGGAATTGTGGAGCAAGTAAAATCCGGACAAGAGCAATCGAATCAAAATGTCATGCAGGCACTAGAACATTTTGGGAAAATAGCCGAATCGATTGTGAACACAATGGGCGAGATGAATAAACCCAAAAAGCGGGTTTTGCAACGCGACCCGATTAGTGGCCGAGCAACTGGAATGATTGAGGTGACTGAATAATGGCTGCATACGTCAAATATCAGATAGGCACGAAAGTCCTGCAAGAGGCGGCAAATGCTGCAACTGACACTTGGCAGCTTATTCTGTCCAATACCGCGCCTAATGTGGCCTCAGACACCACGGCGGCGAGCGCTACTGAATTGTCTACGGGCGGCGGCTATACGGCTGGTGGCGTGAATTGCACGATCACAAGCGCTACTCAGACAGGTGGCGTTTATAAGCTGGTTCTTGCTGCACCGGCCTCTCCGACTTGGACTGCATCCGGTGGTGGATTCACTTTCAGGTACGTGATTCTGTATAACCTGACGCGCACTCAATGTATCGGATATTGGGATTATGGCTCTAGCGTGGCAATGAATGGCGCAAATGGCGATACGTTTACGCCAACTCTGGACGCCACGAATGGCACCTACACCGTGACCTAATGGGGGATGAATGGCTAATTACAAAGAAACCTCTGTGACCGGCTCTGCGTATCAGCGGGCCTATCAGGTTGTCATCAATAACCCGCTAGGCGGCGTTCCGAATATCACGTTCTTTGAAGAAGAAGTGATGACGCTGGCTGATGGTCGGCAGTTGAAAAACAATGTGGCAGGCTGCCTGGCCAACTTCCAGCATGGCGCGACTTTCCCGCTGATTAACCCGCTGGACGACACTTCGCTGGGCGCGATGGGGTCGCATGACCAGGTGCAGGTGCTGCTGTATTCCCTGTACAAAGCGCTGCGGGCACAGGCTGACGCTCCGAAGGTCTGATAGATGGCTAACGCGATTGGTACGGCGACCATCAATTTCGGGGCGCACCCTGGGTCGAATGAGGCGAGTGTGGCTGTGACAGGGCAGACGGGTATTAGCGCGACCAGTAAGTGTGAAGCCTGGGTAATGGGCGACGATTCGACGGCAGACCACACGGACAATGACCACCGGTACCTGCCAGCGCTTGCAGCCTTCACATGTGGTACCCCGACTGCTGGGACTGGTTTTACGATTTATGCACGGAGCCCGCACAAGATGCGTGGCCAATACGCCCTTCGCTGGGTTTGGAGTGATTGATGGCACAGGATATCAACATCAAGGGTTTGGCCAGCGGCACTGCTGGCGTGGCTGGTACTGGCTCAGATCAGCTTAAAATCATCTCGGAGACGGATGCTGCGAACAACGGCAAGAACATCGGCGGTTCCCGAAACTTCTCTGAGATCGACCAGGGGCTGGCGTTCGGCCTGGGAAGTTCTGCACCTTACCTGCTGTCGCCTGAAGTGTCCGGCGAATTCCGTGCCCGCGTGGAGCACGATACGGTGCTGGATGAGGAAACCATCGACTACACCGCTCAGAACTTCACGAAACACAGCATGGCGGCGACCACGTTTGTGCCTTCATGGTCAGCTACGGGGTTCCAGACGAACCCGACTTCCCTGCTGACTGCTGGCGCAGCTGTGGCGTTTAAAACATACAAAACGTTCTCGATCAGCGGCACTGAAACGCTGTCCTACGACTTCGAAGGTGCGTTTTCCTGGGCTTCGGGTACTACATTGCCTGCCAACCAGGTGATTGAGGCCGGTGGCGGTTTGGTTGCGACAGCTACACCCTATGACTGGTTCGACGGCGCGTATATCCGGCTGACCAATGCGGGTGCGTATCTGGTTCTGCGGAACAACTCCGGCACGGATACATGGTCGTCTGGCTTGCTGCTGGCACCTGATGGCCTGGGCACGAACACCTGGCAGCCGGTCAACAACCGGGTGTATCAGTTCATCATCTACTTGAGCACGCGCTCCACGCAACTGTGGATTAGCGACCCGGTAACGGGCCAAATCTGGCTGGCTGCGAACGGTAACTCCCCCACTGGGTATGGCGCTCCTGTTGGTGCCCCTTCTGCTCAGTTTGTGGTTCGACACTACCAGGCGACTGCGCCCACCATTGCGGCCAGCTTCCGCCTGGCGCGGTATTCGGTGCGCCGTGGTGGCCAGATCATCGCATCCAGCGTGGGTGACTATAACGGTCGGGCCTGCGAGGGCATCAACTCCCCCGGCACGCTGACAACGACGGCCAACCAGACGATCACCACGGGGTCGATCACGCGACCGACTGCGGCTGTGCCTTCAAATACCACGTCGCTGGTGACTTCGCTGTCTGGCATTGTGCTGGAGACGCCGACTGCTGCGGCGGGTACGGATACCATCCTGATGGCCTATCAGAATGCGGCGCTTCCCACTGCGGCTGCTGCGACTTACGCACCCCAGAAGCGACTGAAGATCAAGGGCGTGAACATCGCATCGTGCGTGCAGACGGCGCTGACTGGCGGCGGTATTGTGAAGATGTTTTATCTTGCATACGGGTCCACCAGTGTGTCCCTGGCCGGTGTGGCGGCTGATACTGCGATCACTAAGGCTGACAGGCGCATTCAGTTGCCGATTGCCCAGGCATATGCGGCGGCGCAGGCTGCGGGTACGCTACCAAGCGGTAACTTCGCAATTCAAGTCCCGCTGCTGTCTCCGATCTACATCAACCCCGGTGAATTCGTGAAACTGGTGACGCACAACATCATCGGTACAGCGATCACGGCGGGGACATTGCAGCACTCGATCTCGTTCGACTTCGACTGGGAGTAAACACTAAATGTCCCTGCTGCTTGCTTTAACAGGCAGTGGAGGTCAGGTCAATTATGCGCTGACCTGCTCCGCTGGCAGCTACGCGATATCCGGCCAAGCGGCGACGTTAAAGATTGGTCGCAATCTACCGCTTGCTGCTGGAGCTTATGCCATTGCAGGGCAGTCTGCGGCGCTTACTGTTGCCCGCAAACTGTCGCTGGCCACTGGCGCTTATTCAATCGCCGGACAGTCTGCAACATTCACGGTATCACGCAAACTTGCATTGTCTGCTGGCGCTTATGCGATTGCAGGCCAGAACGCCACGCTGTCTTATGTGCCTGGCGCTGGGCAGGTTAATTACGTTCTGTCGCTCAATGCTGGCAGCTATGCAATAAGCGGGCAGGCTGCGGCTCTGACGGTTGCGCGTGGTTTGGCGCTGAGTCCTGGCTCTTATGCCATCACTGGCAACGATGCAACGCTTGCATATGTTCCCGGGACGGCGCAAAAGAACTATACACTGGCGCTGAATACCGGCGCATACACGATTAATGGGCAATCCGCCGCATTGACTGTAACGCAGGCAAATCAGAAGCATGGAGGCGACGATGCCTTCCACCATCCCCACAAACACACGGGATGGAATAAGAAGGCATGGGCGCATCGCAATAGCCGTGAGCAAGCTATCCAGGCCACTATCGAGGCTGAATATCGTCGGATTATGGGCATTGAGCCTGAGCCTGAGATAATCGAGGAAATAAAGCAAGAGGCTAAGGCTGAAATTGCCACAATCGATTATTCAAGCGAACGCAAGTTTACAGAATGGCTTCACCAAGAGATTCACCAGATAAAACAGCGCATCGAATCAGATAATGAGGATGATGAAGAGGTTTTGATGTTGATGGGGTACTAAATGGACTACAAAAAACTGCAAGAGATTGTCGGATTTTCTGATGCCGTGAAGGCGAAATGGTGTGAGGATAACGCACATCACTATGCTGATATTGAGGATGCATGGAATAAAAAGCTGGAAATGCACGCTTTCCCGCCTCGTTCTGCCGCTGTGCGCGTGATGCCGTCTTATCGTTCGCCAATAACCGGCAAATGGATTGATACTCCTGCACAGCGCAGGGAAGATTTGGCACGTAGTGGCTCACGCCCATGGGAGGGCATTGAATCTGAGCGCAAAGTGGCACAAGATCGCGTCAAGGCAGAAGAAAAGGCCAGCGATGCAGCTATTGAAAATGCGGCTGTAGCTGCCTGGCATTCATTGGGCGACGATAAAAAACGCGCTCTCGAAAATTCTCTTTAATGTATTATTCGCGAAACTTGGGAGTTTGATAAATGGATGAGAATGAAGTCCTCTCTACAGAGGAAGACATTAACAACGAATCTGGTTCTATGGAGGATACTCTCCGTAAAACCCTAGAGGAGATTGAATCTCGCGGCACAGAAAATCGTGACGATAATGGCCGATTCACTCCGAAGAACAAGCCCGAAGAGCCGAAGACACCTGAAACTCCGAAGGCCGAGGATAATCCAGAGCCTGAAGTAAAGCAGGATGAGCCGACTGAAGTACAGGCCACCATACCTACCGAATTGCAGCGCCTGGGCTTGCGTAAAGAGGCAGCTCAGGCCATCGCTAAAGACCCGGTGGTGATGCAAGAATTCATCCGGCGCAGTGATGAAATGCACAGAGGGCTTGAGCAATATCGCGAAAAGGCACAATTTGGCGATTCGATCAATCGAGCCATTGCCCCTTACATGCGAACCATCCAGGCGGCTGGTGTCACGCCTGATGTTGCCATTCAAGCGCTTTTCAACGCTGACTCGATGCTTCGGACGGGCAGCCAAGATCAGAAAATCCAGATGCTGCACAAGTTGGCATCTGATTATGGAATCAACATTCAACAGGTCGCGCAGACTCAGGCGCAACCTTTTGACCAAAATTCGTATGCCCTGCAACAAAAGCTCAATCAGCTTGAAGGCTGGGTAGCACAACAGAGCCAAGCGCATCAGGAGCGGGAAAACGCGACGCTTAACAGCGAAATTGAGCGGTTTTCCAATGACCCTGCAAACGCGCATTTTGCGGCAGTTCGTGAAGACATGGCAGGCCTTTTACAGGCTGGTCTTGCCTCCGACCTCCGTGATGCCTATGAAAAGGCCATTTATGCCAATCCGGCTGTCCGTGCTCAGGTGCTTGCAGAACAGCAAGCCAAGGCCGAGGCAGAACGTAAGGCGGTGGCTACTCAAAAGGCACAAGCTGCACGACAGGCCAGTGCGGTCAATGTTGCTCGACGGGGCGCATTGCCTGCCACGAAACCAGTCGGCAGTATAGACGACACAATCCGAGAAACAGCCAAATCGCTGGGTCTCATTTAATTAGGAGAAAATCATGGCCTCTCCCGGTCAAAGCACCCTGTTTAATACGTTCACCGAACTGGTGAGCACGACCTATCGCAACCACAAAAAAGAGGTTGCTGATAACGTTTGAGTTTGAGACGTTGTAAAATACCGTGAATTGCTGGAAACCCCTTAGAGCTTCCATCACCACAGCAGAGCTAGTAATGGCAAATGCGAAGGTTAGAAAAGATGAAAGATTGGGCAATCAGCAGCCAAGCGGCCTAGGAATAGGCTGAAGGTTCAACGACTAGTGCATGGAGCCCAGAACGGGCAGTAAAGCACCACGAGCGCGGTACAGCAATAAAAATTGCTGATGATATAGTCTGAGCATTATGCGAAAGCTAGTGAAGCATCGGATAAAGAGCCGGTGCGGTAACAGAAAGTCAAATCACAATGCACTCTATCGCCGCATCGCCGATAAAGGCCGCATTCGCTTGGAAGACGGCGGCTTGTCCATCGTCACGCCTCTGGACTACGCTGCAAACAGCACGTACCAACGTTACAGCGGCTTTGACACGCTGAACGTGTCTGCTGTGGACGTCATCTCGGCTGCTGAGTTCGCTTGGCGTCAAGTGGCTGTCAATGTTGCCGCTTCTGGCTTGGAAATTCGCACCAACAGCGGTTCCAATCGCATCATCAACTTTGTGAAGACGAAGCTGAAAAATGCCCAGCGCTCGATGGCTAACGGTCTGTCCGGCGATTTGTACTCTGATGGCACCGCTGCCAACCAGATCAACGGCGTGCAAGCGCTGGTCTCTGACCTGGGCACTGGCACTGTGGGCGGCATCAACTCCACCGCGTTCGCCTTCTGGCAGAACCAGGTGCTGAGCGCCGCTGCTGCTGGTGTTTCCGTGAGCGCTGCCACCATCGAAGCAGGCATGATGCTGCCTCTGTGGCTGGCTTGTACTCGTGGCAACGACACGCCCGACACCATCGTCATGGATTCCAACTACTTCTCGTTCTTCGAGGCTTCACAGACTTCCCTGAAGCGCTACGCCCCGACCGATGAAGGCAAGGGCGGCATGATCTCGATGAAGTACAAAACAGCTGATGTCTTCTTCGACTCCAGCGCCTCGGGCATCCCCGCCAACCACATGTACTTCCTGAACACCGACTTCATGGAACTGGTGGTTCACCAAGACGCCAACATGGAAATCATGCCGGAACTGCGTAGCGTCAACCAAGACGCCATCGTGATTCCTGTGTTGTTCCAAGGTAACCTTGTTTGCTCAAATCGAGCAAGGCAAGGGGTCGGGAAAGCATAAAGCTATTTGACATTATGGCGTAAACGGTTCATAATATGTCAATCATTAACTTGATGGTGCATATTATGAGCCGAACTGTTATAGATTTGACTGGACTCCGATTCAGCAAATGGATGGTGATTGATAAAAACGCAATCAGAAGCAAGCATGGCGAAGTTTTATGGAACTGTGTTTGTGATTGTGGTAACACTAGCAAAGTCAAAGCAGCTAATTTGATTAGGAACACTTCTAAATCATGCGGCTGTGAGCAACATGCGCACACTCATAACATGACGGGCACAAAAACCTTTAAATCATGGGATAGCATGAAGCAACGATGCTTAAACTCAAAAGCACCTGATTTTTGCAGATATGGGGGCCGTGGCATTTCTATTTGTAATAGATGGATAAATAGCTTTGACAATTTTTTGTCTGACATGGGATTGAGGCCTGAAGGCAAAACCTTAGACAGAATTGATGTTAATGGCAATTACACTCCTGAAAATTGCAGATGGGCCACAAAACAAGAGCAAGAACAGAACAAACGCCAAACGTTGAAAGTCACAGCTTTCGGAGAAACAAAATCAGTGCATGAATGGTCTTCTCAATACAATATAAGTGCAAGAATAATTTATGAACGCATCAAAGTTGGATGGGAACCTGAAAGGGCGCTTGTGACTCCGAACCGCAAAAGAAAATTCAATCTTTAAAGGAAACATATCATGTTTGCATCTATCTCTCCCACCCTGGGCACGCAGCCGTTTAACGACTGGTTCACCCCGGACACCATCCAACGTCACCCTCTGGGCATGACTGTTACCGCCGTTGACCCCTATTGGGGCACTGGCAAATTCGTTTATGTCAAATCAGCCGATGCCATCCTCAAGGGCTCGCTGGTGACCTGGAGCGAAGTTTATGCCGGTACCCTGCTGCCTTCTACCGCTGGTCAGGGCTTCCAATTCGGTGTCGCTATGAACGCGATCCCGTCTGGTAGCTATGGCTGGCTGCAGACTGAGGGTTTGGCGGTCTACAAAACCAATGCGACTGTCGCCGCTGATACCGCTGTGGCTGTGGCCGCTGCTGGCATCGCTGGCACGCTGGCTGCTGGCAAGCAATTGCTGAACACCCGCAATCGCATCTCTGCCACTGGCACCGTGACCAAGACGGCAACTACCGTTAACGCTTCTTCGCGTTTGGTTTGCCCTCAAGGTTATGATGGTCTGTTCCTGGGCGCTGCGCTGACTGGCACCGGTATTCCTGCTGCCACGGTTGTGGCCGCTCTTGATCCGGACGGTCGCACCGTGTACATGGGTAGCGTCATCGGTACTATCGACAAAACGGCAACTGCCACCGGTTCGATTACCCTGACGGGTACTTACACCGGCTATGGCGCCGCGATTATCAACAACCCCTTTGCACAAGGTCAGGTTGTTTAATCTGGGAGGGGCTTCGGCCCCTTTCATTCCAGTGGGCATGCAATGTGTCCACTGCAATGAAAACCTAAACAGGCGATACCATGGAACTACACCAAGCACGACCTCCTTTTGTTGAATTCAAGCGCGTTGCTGTGCATGACAAGCTGCGCTCCGAGGAATTGGGCCGCAGGGTCACGAAAGACCTCGATATGGCTTTCATTATGCAGCCTGGCTCGCGTGACCAGGTTGAGCGCGTTGCCGTGGACTGGCTGGACATGATCCGCACCAAGGCCCTGAACGCTATTCCGGGCGCTTATCCTCAAGAATGGGTGGATGCGTTCTTCAAGAAATTCAAAGCCTGGCAGGATGGCCAAGATATGCCGCTGGATGGCACTTCGGTTAAAGAGTGGCCAATTCTCTCGCCTGCTCAGGCTGAAAACTTGATTACCTTGAAGCTCATGACGATTGAAGATGTGGCCTCTATGACCGAAGACGCAATGCGGGCTTATGGCATGGGCGGCCGCGAATTGAAACAGAAGGCGCAAGAGTGGTGCAAGGGCAAAGATGCCGCTAGCTTGGAGAATGAAGCGCTCAAAAAGAAGCTCGCAGCGCTCGAAGAAAGGCTGGCGCAAATCGAGCAAAAATCAGATAATAGCGACGAGCCTCAACAGGTGAAACGTGGGCGCAAGCCTAAGACGGAAGAACCTATGGGGTGATAAATGGCGACTTGCCTTTCTATCGTTAGAGCAATATGTGGTCGGTTATCTTTGCCGGTGCCTAATCAGGCTGTTGGCAACACTGATAATCAAATCCAGACCATCCTTGCAATCTGCAACGAAGAAGGGCAAGAGCTTGCGGCCCGCCATGAATGGACTGGGCTGCAATCTGAAGCGACTTACACCACGGTCGCGCAAGAAAACCAGGGCGCAATCGAAACTATTGCCCCTGGCCTAGGCTACATCACAAACGACACGATCTGGAATCGCTCGCTGCGTCGTCCTGTGTATGGCCCGAAGACTGCTCAGGGTTGGCAGCAAAACAAGGCTTTTGCTATCAATGGCCCTTGGTCTAATTTCAGAATTCGCCTTGGAAGTTTGTACATGTACCCAGTGCCAGCCGCAGGGCAGACATGCGTTTTTGAATACAGCACCCGCAACTGGCTGACTGACTCCACTGGAGCTACTGGCCGTGAGGAATGGGGCGCAGACACGGATATCCCGCGCCTTGAGTGGAATCTGCTGGTTCTTGGAACTATCTGGCGCTGGAAGAAGCTCAAAGGCTTTGAATACGCCGAGGACTTCAACACCTATGAGCGCCGGGCTATGGACGCTATGGGCAAGGATGGTTCTAAAGATTGGCTGAGTACATCTAACACCAAATATGATGTGATGCCCGGTATAACAATCCCGGCAGGCTCTTGGAACGTCTAATGCGCCAAGCAGCAAGAACCAAAGGCAGTCGCAGCGCGGTATCGCAATCCGTGTCTTTGCCTTCTCCTGTTGGCGGCTGGAACGCCCGCGACTCTTTGGCCGAAATGCCTCCGACTGATGCTGCGGTCATGGAAAACTGGTTTCCCCTGACGACCGAATGCCAGCTTCGCAAGGGTTACACCAAGTGGGCAACCGGACTGCCTGGGCAGGTTGAAAGCCTACTCGATTATGCTGGCGGCGCATCTGAAAAGCTCTTCGCGGTATCTGGAGGCAACTTCTACGATGTGAGCGCGGCTGGTGCAGTTGGCGCTGCTGTCGTTTCTGGCAAATCTAACTCCAGGTGGCAGAGTGTGAACATCGCCACTGGCGGCGGCAATTTCATGTACGCGGCCAATGGAACAGACAAGCCATTGCTCTACGATGGCACGACATGGACGGCTATTGATGCCGTTTCAGCCCCGGCAATCACAGGCGTTACAACTACGCTACTGAATAGCCCTGTAGTATTCAAAAACCGGGTTTTCTTCATTGGCAAGAACTCACTGAAAACGTGGTATCTGCCTACATCCTCTGTAGGTGGAGCGGCTAACCCCATCGATATCTCATCGGTGGCCCAGCGCGGCGGCCACATCGTTGCGCATGCCACATGGACGATTGACGCTGGTGTTGGAATCGATGACTACTATGTGATTGTCACCTCTCAGGGTGAGGTCGTCATTTATCAAGGCTCTGACCCGGCCAGCGCTTCCACCTGGGCGCTGCGCGGCGTCTGGGAGCTTGGCTCGCCTGTTGGCGCTCGATGCCTGTACAAATTCGCTGGTGATTTGCTGTACATCTCGCAGGATGGGCTTGTGCCTTTGGGTGGCGCTCTGCAATCATCCCGCGTGAATCCGAAGGTTGCGCTCACCGACAAGATTCAATTCGCCATCTCTAGCAGCGTTTCTCAGTATGCCGGCAATTTCGGCTGGTGTGTGCTGTATTACGCCCCTGAGAACATGCTAATTCTGAATGTGCCAATTGCTGAAGGCTCCTCTCAAGAGCAATACGCGATGAACACCATTAACCAATCCTGGGGGCGGTTCACCGGATGGAATGCGAATTGCTGGGAGCTTTTCTCAAATTCCATGTTCTTCGGAGCTAACGGCTTTGTCGCGAAGGCTTGGGATGGCTTTAAAGATGATGTTTCAAACATCAATGCAAACTGCATTCAAGCCTTCTCGAACTATGGCGCACCCGGGAATCTGAAGCGCTGGACGATGACTAGGCCCATTATGCGCTCGAATGGCGTGCCGTCGATTATGGGTACGATGAACGTCGATTTTGACATGACATACAACAGCGCTCCGCTGTCGGTTCCTGTCAATCTCACTTCAGCCTGGGATAGCGCAATATGGGATTCGTCGTCTTGGTGCGCTGATATGGCGATTTATCAGGCATGGCAGGGCGTGTCTGGAGTGGGCTATTATGGCGCTCCTCAAATGCGAATTGCATCGGCAGGCATTGATGTGCGCTGGGTATCAACAGACGTCGTTTATGAAAACGGCGCGATTATCTGAACGGGGGAATTATGGACTTTTCGCCTTTGTCTAACATTGCGCCAGTAGCGCAGCCTTGGAGTGGAAATATCAATTCCGCTTGGAATTCTCCTTGGAATAACAGCCAAATCCTGAATACAGCTCCCGCAGCATCTGGCGCCGTTTCCCAAAATGGAAATACATTCAATGTCGCCTATAACCAAAATGGCGCTCCTATTTCTGCTGTAACTCCCAACGGTCAATTGGGTTTGGATCCATTGACCGGTCAAACTTTTACGCCAAATCAAAATGGATTGGGCGGTTTTTTCTCCAATATCATGAACAGCCCTATTCCCTTGGCCGCTGGCCTGATGGGTGGTGGCTTGATGGGGCTTGGAAGTGGCGCGGCATCCTCGGCGGCTCCGGCTTTGACTGGCACTGATGCGGCGATGGCTGATCTGGCCGCTGGCGCTCCTGCAATGTCTGGCGCGGCTCCGGCTATGGCAGGCGCTGATGCTGCGATGGCTGGCGCTCCGGCTGCGGCTAGTGCGGCTCCTGCTGCTGCATCGCCTATTGCCAGTGGTGCAACGCAAGCGGCTGAATCTGGCGCGGCGGCGAGCTTGGCTAAACCTGGAGGTGGCTTTCTGTCGTCCATTCCAGGCGGGCTTGGCACCGCATTGGGCGCTGGCGCTTTGCTTGGCAGTGCTGCAAGCTCTGGTACTAGCCTGCCATCAACTCCTGATTACAAAGCGGCTGCAGAGGCTACGGCGGCAGCTAATCGCGTCAACCAGGTAACCCCTTATGGCTCGCTTACCTATGCCCAAACTGGCGTAGATGCTCAGGGCAATCCTATTTACACCCAAACGCAGAAACTCAGCGATGCCCAGCAGCAACTACTTAATCAGCAGAATCAAACGAGCTTGGGGCTAGGCGGTTCTATTGACAAGAGCTTGGGATACGTCAATCAATCGCTTGCGAATCCATTCGATACTAGCGCTCTGCCTGCCCAACAAATCAACCCTGGACAGACGGCGCAGGACGCTATCATGGCACGCCTTAATCCTCAGTTTGACCGGCGTCAGGCTGCGCTTGAGACACAGTTGGCCAATCAGGGTATCGCACGCGGCACCGAGGCATGGAACGCAGCGCAGACTGACCTGAATAACGCTCGCAACGATGCGACGACTCAGGCGGCATTACAGGGCATCAACCTTGGGCAGCAGGCACGACAGCAGGCGCTGCAAGAACAGTCATTCTTGCGTAGCGAACCAATCAACACTCTGAACTCGCTGCGAACAGGGGCGCAAGTGAGCAACCCGACATTTGGCGCAACGCCGCAGGGCGCGAACTACTCAAACGCCATGGGTCAGCAATATCAGGCAAATCTTGGCCAATACAACGCAGGGCAGGCTCAGAAAAACGCTATCAACAATGGTCTATTTGGCCTGGGTAGCGCATTCCTGGGCACGACCGCAGGAAGCAATGCCCTGAATAACCTGTTTGGAGGTTAAGTCGATGGCAAATCCATTTATCAACCAACTCGACCAAAGCCCGGAGCTACAGGCTCTTGCGCGGCGTCAGAAGATGGCTGAATCCTTGATTCAGCAGTCGCAGGCTCCGCTTGAGGGTCAGAATGTCGGTGGCATTTACGTGGCTCCAAGCTGGACGCAGGGCTTGGCGCAAATGCTGCGCGGGCACCTCGGACGGCAGGAAATGCTAGGCGCTGAAGCCGAGCATAAAGCCTTGCTGCAAGGTGAGCGCGAAAAGACACGCCAAGAAATGAGCAAGCTGTCCGAGCTTTTGATGGGAAAGCCTAGCGAAAATGTTGCGTCTGTCGGTGACTTTGAAGGCCATGCGCCAATGCAGGCTCAGACGCAAATGCAGGCTCCTGATGTTGCTGGTGCATATCGGTTTGCCTCGAACTCCGAGAATCCAATCATGCAACAATTTGGCTTCCAAGGCATGGTTAACACCGCGCAAGACCAAGCGAAGCTCGCTCAGGCTTTGCAGCAGCGCAAAGTCAATACTGACCTGTGGAACCAGACTGGCGGCAATCTGCAATCGTTCCTGGCCTCGGGCGGCGATGCAACTTTCGCCAAACAAATGGCAGAAGCTCCGAATTGGGGCAAGGAAAAGATTATTATCAATAATGGTCAGGCGGTTGGAGAACTAAGTGGCAAACTCGTAGGCCCAGCGATTCCAAAGCAATTCGACCTACCGCCGGCCATTGCTGAGTACGAATATGCCAAGAATAACAACGGCTATAAGGGCACGCTTGAACAATTCATGACCAACATGAAACGCGCAGGCGCTCAGAATATGACCGTGAGCATTGCAGGCCCTGAAAACCAATACAACAAGGATGTAGGCGCAGGGTTGGCCAAAGAAAGCCTGGCGCAAGTTGAGGCAGCAAAGGCCGCCCCTGAACTTGTGGCAAACGCGCGCAGCATCAAGGCGGCTATTGCCAATGGCGCGATTACGGGAACCGGGGCAGAGGCTCGCTTGGCGGTTCAGAAGGCATTGGAGACTGCTGGTTTGGTTGGTCCAGGCCAAGCAGCCAATACACAAGAGCTTATGTCCGGCTTGGGGCGCCTGACGTTGGGTGGCGTCAAAACATCCGGACTTGGCGCTGGAAATGGCTTCACGGACAAAGATCGGGCATTTCTGGAATCCGCTATCAGCGGCCAGATTACCGACACGCCGGAAAACATCATCCGGGTTGCAACCCTGGCCGAAAAGGTCGCAGCCGCCAATCACGCCAAAGGCCAAAAAGTATTGCAGCGCTGGCAGAGCGATCAAGCTTTGCGTAACGTGGCACAAGATGCATCAATTGATGCAATGCCTCAAAATAATGGGTGGGGTATTGCCCCTGTCAAATAATGCAAAAATTCAGAATCACCGCCCCCAATGGGCAAGCATTTGAGATTACCGCTCCTGATGGGGCTACTCAAGACCAAGTGCTTGCCTACGCTCAAAATCAGTTTAAAAGCTTGGGAGATGCTTCGCAAAATACCAAGGTTAGACCTGTTTTGCCTGAGCCGAATTACTCTCCTATTGAGGGAATGTCGGGTCCTGAGCGCCTAGTAGCTGGTATCGTAAAATCTGGATATGACCTCGCTCAAGGTACAGGTCAGAGGCTGGGTTTGGTGAAAGACGAAGATGTAGCGGAAACCAAAAAGTACGATGCGGCCCTGATGAAAACTGGCGCAGGCCTGGCTGGTCATTTGATTGGCAATCTAGGTCTTGGCGCTGCAACTATGGCACTTCCTGGCGCAAATACTGTCGTCGGCGGCGCATTGACTGGTGCTGCAATGAGTGCATTAGAACCTACAACGGGAGATGAAAGTGTTTCTCGTAATGCTCTTATTGGAGGGGCTTTTGGTGGAATTATTCCAGCAGCAATTAGTATTGGAAAAGCTGCAAAATCAATTTTATACGACCCTATTGCAGCACAAAACAAGATTCTCGGCGAGGCGCTCTTTAAAGTATCCGGGCAAGATTCCGCGAAGGCGGCTGAAGCGCTTCGCAATGCCGCACCGAGTGCTACTCCAGGCGTCAAACTATCTGCCGCCACAATCTCCGGCAATCCTGGCCTTGCAGCCCTTGAGGATGCTTTGCGGAACGTTGTTCCCAATGGTGAACTGAATCGCTCTGCTCTAGCCAATCGTGCGGCTCTGGCTGATGCGCTGAGAAGAATTGCTAAGACTCCTGAGGATATGGCAGCGGCGCTGGCTGAACGTAGCGCCAAGGCTGAACAGCTATACGGAAAAGCTAGAGCAGAAGGCATTGATTTGGCATCATTGACGGCAGAAGCAAAGGATAGGCTTGCTAAATTTCAACAGAATATGCAATCTCGTATTCCTGACGATATTTTGGACAAAGCAAAAAAACTAGCCGGAATTGAAGGCATCGCAATGGATAATTCAACATCCATTCAAGGCATGCATTGGGTTAAAAAGGCTATTGATAGCGAAATTAGCAAGGCCAAAGTATCTGGCGATAAAGATCTAGCAAAAGCTTATACAGGCCTTCAAGAGACTCTATTGAATGGTATGGGGGAGTTTAGTAAATCATATGACGCTGCTCGCCAAACATTCAGCAAAATGAGCGAGCCAATTAACCAAATGGAACTTGGCAAAGCTCTTGCAAACAAACTCATTCCCTCCACGGCTGGCGACATTCCCGCATCGCTGAACTACGCAAGCCTAGCGACTGCCATGCGAAACCCTGACCGCATGGCGCAGCAGGCCACGAAATTCTCGGGCGCGAAGATGGAAAACGTCTTGACTCCTGAGCAATTGTCGACCGTGAAGAATGTTACTTCGGACGCGAGCAAAATCGCTGAGGCTTTGAAGTTGGGAATGGGAGAACATTCGCCAACTGCCCGGCGAATCACTCAAAATCAAATGATTCCGATGTATTTCGCTGAACAAGCTCCGATTACTTCCAAGATTTTGAGCTTGGTTGGCAAGATTCCGGGCGCTGACGTTGCCGGGAAACTCACATCCATGGCCGCTTCCACTGTGGGCAACAAGTTAGAGCAAAACATGATACGCAATATGGAAGATATGCTAGCCAACAATCCGCAGCAGGTCGCGCAGTTGATCAGCAAAGAGCTGTCGCGTCTTGAGCCATCTCAACGCATGCAGATTATCAAGGCCCTGCCTCAGTCTGTGGCGCTGGCGCTGCCTTCAATGATTCGCTCAAATGATGCGGCGAAGTAGCAGTTTTTTCAGCCATCCATGCTTCAAATGCTTCAACAAAGCAAAGCGAATCGCAAGAAAAAACGCGACAATTCCGAGATAAGCAAATGGCCGCAAAAACAGAGCGATATAAAACGATTGTGATTCAGTCATGAATAGGGGTTAAAAATGGCGCGTAATGGAACAGGTATTTATTCACTGCCATCAGGCAATCCGGTGGTGTCGGGAACGACTATTTCGGTGACGTGGGCCAATAATACACTGAATGACATTGCCTCCGCATTAACTCAATCTGTGTCGAAAGACGGACAGACGGTTATGACTGGCCATCAGAATTTCGGCGGATTCAAAATCACCAATTTGGCAAGCGGCACGATTTCAGGAGATGCTGTGCATTTTGGGCAGCTTGCTTTGAAATTGGATGCGACGGGCGGATCGGTTTCTAATCTGACTGTATCTGATGGAACTGCCAACGGCGTTCCATATCTCAACGCCTCGAAGGTTCTAACCTCCGGCGCGGCGCTGACGTTTGATGGTGCTAATCTTGGCCTCGGCGTGGTGCCTAGTGCGTGGGGGGCTTCAACCTGGAGAGCGATTGATTTTCAAAATGCCACAGGCGGTAGCGGCATTGGTGCGCTGTATCCGTTTGTTGCTGCCAATGCTTATCAAAACGGAACGAACTGGGTTTATAAAACCACAGCAGCAGCAAGCTACACTATCCAAGGCAACGGCGCTCACCAATGGTTCACCGCCCCATCCGGCACAGCAGGCGGCGCGATTACCTTCACGCAGGCGATGACGTTGGATGCGAGTGGGAATTTGTTGGTTCGCCAGACTTCATCTGGAAACCTGAATTCACGTGGTTTTTATGCTGATAGTTCTGGATACTTTGGGCAAAATCACCAGTCTGGCGATGCATCGGGAAGCGTTTACACATATTTTGGATACAACGGTGCAACGGTCGGAACCATCACCCAATACGGCACCACAGGAATCTCACTGAATTCTGCGTCAACGCTGGCATTCCAAAACGGCGCGGGTACGCTGGACACATCAGGAAACCTGGCTGTCACGGGGGCGGTGACCGGAACCAACCTATACGCCCAATCCCAAACCTGGCAAAACGTCACCGGATCGCGGGCTATCGGGACGAGCTACACCAACAGCACAGCGCGGCCAATCGAGGTGCAGACTTCCGTGGCATCGGCTGGCGGTACGGTGAACTTCTACATGAACATGAACGGCACTTATATCCGTGTGGGTGTGGCTGTGGCTGGTAGCTCTGAGTGCGCTATCACGGTGACTGTGCCTCCGGGTCAGACTTATGGTGTATCGACCGCCAATGGCTCCATGTCAAGCGCTGGTGCTGGCGCTCTGGCTGGATGGAATGAACTTCGTTAAGGAATAGCCATGGACTTGCCATTGTTCATCCTGGGCTATATGCTGACCGCAGGTTGCTCTTTCTATATCCTCTGGCTTTTCTTCCTGGCCGCTATGAATCTCAAGCGCGTCAACGATGCGGGAAAGCTCCGGGGCCTGGCGTACTATATGGGCGTGCCTGTCGTGGCTATCGGCCTTGGTCTGGACTGGTTCTGTAATGCGGCTTTTATGACCCTGATTCTATGGGAATTGCCGCAAGAAACCACAGTAACATCCCGCCTCAAACGACATAAATCCGAGGGCTCCGCATGGTCAAAGGCTGTAGCACTTTGGTTTGAACCTATACTAGACCCATTCGACCCCAGCGGTGACCATATCTGAGGCCAACATGAGCGATAACCGAACTGAATACACCGGGCCAGAGCGCCGCAGCCGTTCGCATGACCATCTGGTCGAAGCCATTGTAGAGGCAGTTAAATCGAACTATCCACAACCCGCTTGCCTGACCGACGAGGAACAGCAGTGGGTGCGAATGGCGATTAAGGTGCAGGCTGACCGCGCAGCGCTTCGTAAGGCAGTGATAGAGAAAAGCCTGGCGGGGCTTGCCTGGGCTGGACTGGTTGGCCTGGGAACCCTTGTGCTCGATGGCCTTCGTATTCATGGTTTGAAGTGAGGATTCAATGTTATCTGCCCTTATCTCTTTTCTCGGTGGCTCAGTCTTTCGCATGCTTTGGGGGGAAATTGCAGCTTGGATGACTGCCAAGCAAGAGCATTCCCACGAGATTGATCGCATGCGCTTGCAGGGCGAGCTAGAGGCGGCGCAACATGCTCGAAATCTGGAGGCAATTAAGGTACAGGCCGACTTAGGCGTCAAAACCATCCAAGTGCAGGCCGAGGCAGCCATCAACGAGCTAGAGGCGCAGGGATGGCTTGAGGCTGTAAAGGGAACCACAACCCGCATCGGCATCGCCTGGGTGGATGCGTGGAATGCGACGATTCGCCCTGGCGTGGCAACCTGGGCTATTGCAATGATGACGCTATCTGAATTCAAGTTGATTGTATTGACAGAGTTTGCGGCCGCCGTTTGTAGCGCCGCGCTTGGCATCTATTTGGCAGACCGCAACCTTCAAAAACGGGGCAAGTAATGGCTGATGCGGTGGATATCGCCTGTGCCATGATTCGCCGATTTGAGGGCGTATATTTGAAGCCATACATTTGTCCAGCAGGTATCGTCACATGCGGAATCGGTGCCACCCATTACGAAGATGGCACCCGGGTGCAACTCACTGACCCTCCAATCACCCGCGAACGTGCCGAGGCCCTGTTGCAGTGGCATGTAAAAACCGTCTACCTGCCCGCTGTCCTGCGCCTATGTCCAGGAATCGACAATGCCGATAGGCTGGCGGCCCTGATTGACTTCACCTTCAATCTAGGCGCTGGAAATTTGAAGGCCAGCACACTACGCAAACGGGCCAATGCTGGCGATTGGGCATCCGTCCCGGCAGAGCTTATGAAATGGAACAAGGCCGGAGGTCGAGTACTTCCAGGCCTGACAATCCGCAGAAAAACCGAAGCCTCAATGGTGTAGCATGGTTCGTACATTTCGCAGAATCGAAGACTTGGAACGCATTAAGGAAAAAGAAGAGCGCCGGAAAATGCGGCGCTTTCGAACTCCTGATGAACTTGGGAAAATTTTCGACAAATACAAAGACTTGCGCCAGCAAAAGCGCAACCAGTATTAGAGCTTCTTTTTGGCTTCTAGTACGTGCTTGTTTACATACTTCACAGCCTCGTCAAAATCAGCGACCGTGATGTGCCCTAGCTGGGCATCGTGGATTTGAAGCGCTCGACTGATGGCGGCTAGCTGCTGTGGCCTGCCTACATATTGGCCATTGTGTGCATCGCCATACGTCACAATGTCAACTAACGCTTGCTGTGCCTCCACGAATTCGTCAATGTGATCTTCTCCAACACCATTTTTGGCAATGGCAGCGGCCACATTAACGGACTGCATCAACATAATCACATCGTCTTTGGTTGCTCTGCCTTCTACCAAATCAAGCATATAACCGTGGCTTTTGATCTTTAGGTTTAGGAGCCCAGTTGTGAATGCCGTGATTTTTGTGACGCCGAGTTTCACATGGGACATGGTGTCCATGATGACAGGCTTCGGCTTGTATTTGGATTTTTTCCTCATGGCTTTACCACAAATGCCTTCATATTCTTCTTGATGCCTGACGGCTTCTTGCTCAAGCCATTAATGTGAGAAATATCAACGCCCTTCATGCGCTTGTCATTCACGACCTTGCTTGCCCGGATGCTATGCAATGCGCCGTTTTGCAAGTCACACACGATGGAATCGCCTTCGCGGTAGTTCTTCCAGTCAAAGGCGTTGCCTGTGCTTTTGATCGTTCCGTCTTTCCATTTTTTCATTTCCGCACTCCATTGTTTGCGCTGATGTACCTACAACTACTGTCCAGACTGTTCAGTGGGTGCGTGAAAACGATAGTTTGTTCGGTGATGGTTTGGCCTGGCAGCTGCATCCAGCGCTTGCAATTACGGCAAAATGCATCAGGATCGGTGGGGCTGCAGCGCGAGTAATCAGAGGGCAGCGGCGCATCTAAAGTGAATTCCTGGCGCAATGGCTGGCAGGAGCATTGCCGACCTTGATTGCAGTTTCGATTGCATGCGCTCGGGATGTTTTCGTCGTGGTGCATGCTGAACCAGGCATAAAACATTGCCAAGCATGCAAATACGCCCATCAATAAACCTAGAACCAATGCCATATTAATCCTTCTTTTTCATATGTTCGATCAATTCTGCCGCGACTTTTTTTGTGAATCGATCCATGAGCGGCCTGAGCATTTTCACATCGTCATCAAGCATTTTGCATCCGTGTTTACCCCTAGTTTTGAGGATTCCGGCCATGTATTCGACTTCGTTTTCGCACTCTCGGATAACCCAGCGAGCCTCGCATATCCTGCGCCATTCTTGTGAGTATGTGTCAATCATGGCTTGTCCACATTCCTAGCTCTGTAGCTGCATAGGCTTGTACTTTGTCAACGTATTCCGAAAACTCAACAATGCTCAGTTTGGTAGTTGACATGCCAATTACTCCGCCACATGGCAAGTCATCGCATCCGATGTAATACCGCTTAAAGAACTCATGCCATGATTCAGCGCCGAATTTTTGGCCATTGACAATTGCTGATTCCGCTATCTCTCCAAGCATCGCCCAGTACAAACGGTTTTGCTCCTGGCTGCGCTTATCTTTATATTCAGAAACAGTGACAGATAATGGCTTGCCATTCTGCGCCATAATTCGCCATTTACAGCGCAGCATTTGCCATAAATTCTGCGCCTGCTTTTCATCATTGAGTATGAAGATTGTCGTCATCGAATAACCCAATCTGGTCTTTGGATGGCTTATCGGCGTGCGAAGCCTTAATTGCAAACCGAACGCGCTCGCTGAATCTGAATTTATCAATGCTCAGGCCAATGAGCTTGACGCATTTTGGGCCAATCGCTGTGCTGCCAATCAGCAGCGCAGGCTTGTCTAATTCACGGTTACAGCGAGCGCATTTCATTACAAATAGCCTTCTTGCGCAGCTTGATTGTGATTTTGGTAGATTTCTAGAATTGATTCCCAATCAAGACCACACGCATCACAAAGGCGCTCGAGATTCCCATTTCTATTCTCAAAAAATCGCTTCGATGGAATTTCATTTCCATCCGTCCAGGCTTGAACAATGATCGCGATAATTAGTTTTGACTCTGGCATATCACGCGACCATTCTGGAAGCATACGGAATAGCAGCTTTTGAAACTGCATATATGTCACGAATTTTTGAGCATCAGACATTAGAATTTCTTTCCACCTTCGGCCATGCGATTCTCTGGCTTATGGTCCGCCCGCTTCAGGTTGTAGGACAGTTTTTCAGCCACAGCGCCACCCAGATCAAGGCCAAGACCTTCAGCCATGTCCATGATTCGGATTAGAGCGTCTGCGAGTTCAACTTCAAGCATGGGTCGCTTGGGTAGCTTGTCATCCATCAGGCCCTTACGGTGACCTTCCATCGCCTCGCTGATCTCGGAATGAACCAAGCAAAGAAGCTCAGCAACATTCCGCTTTGGCTTTTCGCCTTTACGCATATTGCATTGCAATGACTCGCCCGTCTCCAGGTTGGTCCACCATCCGCACCCAGCCGCTACGCTGTGTACTTGACGTTGAACAAACGTCAAATTAGCTTCAATCCATTCTTTATCAATGTTCATTTTTCACCTCAGAAGGGTACATCATCATCAATATCATTGATCGGACGGCTTGGCTTAGGTGCAGGCTTTGGGACGGGTTTCGTAGCGGGCTCAGGTGCAGATTCAACCGAACGGCCACCAATCAATTCAATATCAGTAATACGGCCAACGAGCTTGCTGCCTGGGCCATTCTTACCCTCAAATTGAACGATGTGCGGATCGGTGATAACCGCATAGATCTGGCCGCCCTTCTTCAAATAAGGCTCAAGAGCCTCTGCCAGCTTGCCCCACAATGAAGCCTCAATCCATTGAGAAGGCTTCTTGCCATCATCTCCCTTTCGGCCATAGTTGAACGCAAGCGCCAGCGAAACAACGCCATCACCTGACGGTGTGGTTCGCAATTCTGCGTCTTTGCCAATACGAAATGCACCTGAGATATTTGCCATTTTTTCCTCTAGAAGAATGCCTACTTATCATTTTCACAAATCGCCACCCCTGGCTATTGTGTTGACTTTCGGCAAATTTAATGAATGATGAAAATCAAACCCATGCCATTAGCTGAAAATGCGTTATCCATATAGAACATGGTGCAATAAGCAATAATGACAGTCAAACAAATTGCTGATATTGATTCACTCATATCAATCAACTGTTTTTTGTTGATGCTCTTTTAATTGCTGATCGCCTTCAGCCTTAAGCATTTGAATCAAATCGACGGATTCACGATAAGGCATCAAACTCAGGCCTGTCAGAATCTTATTCATCTGTTCAACAGTCAAGAAAAGATTAATTGCAAAATTGTCCATTTATGTCTTTCTTTGGTTAAAAGGTTAGCGCTTTGTGGGTTGAATCGAATTCTTTAAAAACTTGCTGCATGTATTCGCGTGCAAAAATGATTTTTTCTTTCATCATTTCCTCTTTTTCTTTTTCACGCTGAATAACCCAGGTTGTTACTCGATGCTCTTTTGGAATATGGTCAACTACATGCAATTCCAATGGCTCGAACTTAATCAAATCCTCTGGTGTATTGATCATGCAATAGTTAATCTCCCATTCATTTGCATCCCATAGCATCATGTACGCTCTCATCTGCCATTCATATAACTTGTCGTGACAGTCGCGCTCCAGGATTGGAAATGTCTGCAAAGACCATGATGTCTTTATATCGTGTCCGATATTTCTTGATGAATCAAACAAATCGCACTCGCCATTGAGATATTCATTAGTTCTTCGCTCTGCATTTTTGACAAGATACAATCCGCGAACATCATTTAGCAAATCAATGCTCTGTTGTTCGCAGATAATCCCTTTGTCTAGATACTTTGATTCAATTTCAAAATCAACGCCAAAAATATATTGAGCTGCAAGCTCTCGAATATATGTTTTAGCGCCAGCAGATAACGGTCCTTCACTTTTTGTTTTTGGCTCTGTCATCAATTTGCCAACTGATGACGGCCTGAATTGATAGTCTTTCATTACATCAGCGCCGTGTGAGCGTCTGCAATCGCGTCGTACAAGTCTTTTGTCCAATAATCGTCAGGCATTTCCCGCTTGACAACATCAAGCAGTTGTTCAAGAGCGAATTTATATCCGTTTGAGTTGCCGAGAATCTTTGCGACCTCAGGAGGCATAAAGCCATAAATGCCAAATCCAAGTTCAGGATTTTCTGGATCAAAATAACCTCGACCGCCTTCAATCTTGAAATAGGTCGGCTGCTCGACGCCATCGATTAGTACTTTCTCGTGGCCCCATGGATAAAACATCGGTTTGTCTGTCATATCGCTTCCTTTGTGGTGACTCAATTATCGGTGTTTTTCGGGCCAAAATTTCATCCGGCCCAAAAAATTTATAGGTGTTTTCCCTATGCCGCTTTCAGTGCTTTTTCGCGGGCAGTAGCTGCTGCTGCAAACTTCGCATAGCCTGGCACATCCTTACGCTTGGTGAATGACGCTCCAGCCTCTCGGCGAATGGCTTTCAATTCTTGCTCGGTCTGTGCTGCATCAATCGACGCCAGCCAATCAGCCAAGTGGTTGTCATTGCCTGGTGCGTTGCCATCTGTATCGTCGTCAACCTCGGCCATGCCCGCAATCGCTTTGAGTGTGTAGCGCTCCAGGTAGGTGATCGTACTGGCTCGTGCCTGAATCGAGTTCTTGGCACCTCCAGCATCAGGAGGCCCGCCCATGCTGACCGACTCCGAGTGTCCGCCCACATGCTTGATCGAGCAAGTAACCTCTATCCATCCGGGCTCATCTCGGCTCACCTTCCAATAAGCGCTAAGACCATGCTTAGATAGTGCAGGCGTCACAGCGTCCACAATGTCGTGAAGTTCGGCATAAGAACGGCCTTTCAGTGGGCCGTCTGTAACCTTGCGCCCTTTGATGATGACGACTGCCTCGGCCTTGAATGCGGCAAACGCTGCACTGTATTGCTTGGCCGCTTCGTTGCGCTCCCACCGCTCCTGTAAGTCCATGATCTTCTCGATCTGCTCGATGGATGTTCCATGCTGCAAGGCTTGGAGCATGATCGCGGCTGGACTGTCCTGGCGAAGGGATAGCGAACTAGCGTGGCCAGATGTTGGCGCAAGATGTGTATCAATGTCGTGCTGAATGATTTCCATTATTCCTCCAATGTGGTGATGTGATTGTATGGCCAGAACGGCCATGTTTTTAGTTCGATGGATTGGTGTTTACCCTACTATTTCTCATCATCCGAAAGACAACCATAGCTGCATCACGCTCATGCTGGTTCGATAGATCTACCCACTTTGTGATGCGCTTGAACGTTTCGGCGTCCAGCTTGGGGCCCTTGGCCTTCGGGCTTATCCCATTGGCTACGGATCCAGCATCGGCGCAAGCGCCAACAATCAGGCCGCAGTAGCCGTCTACCTCTCCGATGTTCCTGGCAATCTTGAGCATAGACAATCTATTCACACCTCGATTAAAGACAACAGATTGAAGTCTTGAATCTTCATAAAACACAATGTCTGGTTTTGTGTCTTGAATGAAGCTCATCAATTTGAGTGGGGGCAGTGTGAATAGCTTGGTAAGCTTGTAATCTTCAAAAACTGCAACCCCGCAATTTTTACCTGGGTCTACGCCATAAATCAGCATTTTTCATCATTGCGTGATTCCAAAATAATCAGCATCTCAATAAAATGCTTTGCCTTCTCTAAATCCTGAATCCCACCTTTATCTCTCCAGCGCGTCACATATTTAATGATGCTGCCCTCTGCAAATGGAATTCCATTGGCATGGATGTACTCGATAGGCTGAATTTTTAGATTCTTGTAATGATTGCCTGCAATTTGATTTTCAAGAGGAAATGCTGATTCATTCATGATTATGCTTTCTTCCAAACGTTTTTAGGGCTTCCATGACAGGAAGGTGAATCTTGTTTCTCGTATCCTGAACTAAAAATAATTTTTGCATTTTCTGCCGACTTGAACACGTTCCCCCATGCTCGACGGTCATGAGGCGCTGACATGCCGCACCCCTCAGCCCAAACACGCACGTGTTCGGCCTTAAAACGGCCTTGGTGCGTTTTTATGAACAGCAGTAGCATGGTGGACGCCTGATCGAACCAATCTCCTCCTAGGGCCTTTGCGTCAATCTTGTCTTTGGTCATGGTCGTGTGCTTTCGTTGTGGTGAATTTGGATTTCAATTTTGCAATTTCTGCTTTTACTTTGTTTGGATCTGGTTTGGGTTGTGGCAAGGATTTAAAAATTGGTGGTGGTGCTTTCTGGCAAATAGCCTTAAATTGAAGTACTGTTGGGGCCTTATCAGGATTTAAATTAGATAAAGCGTGTTTAATGCAATAAGCATGATTTTCAAATCCATCTAATTCATGCGCCCAATCTGCCTTAACGTCTGCGATTGGAATCCCGCAATTGTCCCAACGAGATACAAATTCTCGCCCGTAGGTCAAAGTGAGCTTTTCGAAGATTTTGTCAATCCATGTCATTGGCAGGCTCATGATTCATTTCCAATCAAAAAATAATCAGGCAATGAATCAATTATTTCTGGTTCATCGTGCGATATTCTGTTTGGGTGAATCTTACCGGTGATGGATTCGTATTTATCCATTGCCAATCGTTCGTCACGTTCTCGGAAAGATTCTTTTTTATTTTCTGTTATCCATTCGGATTTAAATCCGCGCCATCCTCGTGAGCAGCACTCTGTCAAGGCGTTGGTAAGCGAGATGCCAGCCTTGCGAGCTTCGCGCTCGATGCTGCCCAGGGCTGTCGTCGTCAACGGTGCCTGCTTGGCTTTCCGCAAAGCCAAAAAATCTGACCAGACGGATTCGGGAACAGAGCTGGGACGGCCAGGCACAGCAGCGCGAACGCGCTTTTCTTTTTTCTCTTTTTCTTTTTCTTTTATATCTTCTCTTCTCTTCTCTTCTCTAGCTAACGCACCTGTAACGTTTTCGTAACGCGCATGTACGCTTTTTGTAACGCTAGTTGCGTTACATTGGTTTTCGTCAGAGGCGGGAAAGCCTTTGTTTCT